GGCGACGAGAATTCGCGCCCCCACTATCACGCTTGCGTGTTTGGATTGGACTTCGGCCGCGATCGCGTGCCGTTGAAGTCCGTGCGTGGACACACGCTGTTTACTTCGGAGAAGTTGAGCGAGACCTGGGGTCTCGGTTTTGCCACGGTCGGTAGTTTGACGTGGCAGAGTGCCGCGTATGTTGCGCGGTACGTTATGAAGAAGGCGACGGGGCCTCTGGCCAAGGAGCGTTACGGCGATCGCCGTCCGGAGTACGTGACTATGTCGCGGCGTCCGGGTATTGGCTCGAAGTGGTTCGAGCGGTTCGCATCGGATGTGTATCCGAGCGATGAGGTGGTGCACGAGGGGAAGAGATTTCGTCCTCCTCGTTATTATGATTTGAAGCTTTCCGCTCCAGAGCTGGATTCTCTGAAGACGAAACGACGCGCAGCGGCGTGGAGTCATAGAGCGGATTTGACGGAGGAAAGGCTTCGTGTTCGCGAGAAGGTTGCGGCCGCCCAAGTAGGGTTGCTGCAGCGTAAGATTTAATTGGAATGAGGGAGATTTCGTGTTTACTTGTAAAGTGTTCTCTATCTATGATTCCAAGGCGGAAGCGTTTCTGCAGCCTTTCTTTTCTCCTACGGCGGCTACAGCTGTGCGTGGTTTCGAGCGTGCGGCTCAGGATGAGTCCACTGATTTTCACCGCTATGCGGGGGATTATTCCTTGTTTGAAATCGGTGAGTGGGACCAGAGTCAGGGCACTTGGATTGCCCATGAGGCCAAGATCAATCTTGGCCTGGCGTCCCAGTTTTTGGGCCGGGCTGATGTAGAGCCGGTCCTTCGGGAGGTGAAGTCGTGAGCGAACATGGAAGGCGAAGCCGTTCCGTTTCCTCCCGTTCCGGTGTGACACGGGGTCAGCATTCATTTTCTCAGATCCCGCGTGCGGAGATTCAGCGGTCTGTGTTTAATAGGTCGAGCGGTCTGAAGACCGCGTTTGATGCTGGGTTTTTGGTGCCTGTGTTTGTGGATGAGGCGTTGCCGGGCGATACGTTCACGTTGCGGACCGCGAGCTTCGCGAGGATGTCGACGCCTATCTTCCCTGTGATGGATAACATGTGGATGGATCTCTTTTTCTTTGCCGTGCCGAATCGGTTGATTTGGGATAATTGGCAGAAGTTCAATGGCGAGCAGACGGATCCTGGTGATTCCACTAGTTTCCTGGTTCCGACGATGACGGAGACTCCTGTGGAGGATTCGCTGTCGGATTATTTTGGGATTCCGATCGGGAATGCCCTGACGTTTAACTCTTTACACCATCGTGCGTATAACTTCATTTGGAATGAGTGGTTTCGCGATGAGAATCTACAGAATTCGTTGGTGGTGGATAAGGACGACGGGCCGGATACTCCGGCTGATTACGTCGTTAAGAAGCGCGGCAAGAGGCACGACTATTTTACGTCGTGTCTGCCGTTCCCTCAGAAGGGGGATGCAGTAGAGCTGCCGCTTGGTTCGTCCGCTCCGTTGAGCGTGACGGAGGTACCCGTGGTCCAGGAAGGGACCGGGTTGCCTATTTTTGAGGGCGTCGTGGTGGCCGGTGCCGGTGTCAATCTGATTAAGGATGGCACGCCCGATGCGCGGTGGTCTGCAGATGATCCAGGTGGATCGGATGACATGAAGTGGAAGGACACGGCGCTTGAAGCGGATCTGACGGGGGTGACCGCGGATCTTTCTGCGGCGACCTCGGCGACGATCAATCAGATTCGGGAAGCTTTTCAGATTCAGCGTTTGCTCGAGCGCGATGCGCGAGGTGGTTCTCGGTATACCGAGATTGTTCGATCCCATTTTGGGGTCGTGTCTCCGGATCAGCGGTTGCAGAGGCCGGAGTATTTGGGAGGCGGGTCGACTCGGATCAATGTGAATCCGGTTGCGACCACGGCCGACAGCACCTTGTCCCAGGTGAGAATCCTGGGGGATATGGGTGCGTTTGTGACGGCGTCAATCGACGGCGTCGGTTTTATGAAGTCGTTTACAGAGCATTGCGTGATTATCGGCCTGGTGAATGTCAGGGCGGATATCAATTATCAGCAGGGGCTCAACCGGATGTGGAAGCGTCAGACCCGGTTCGACTTCTTTTGGCCTGCATTGTCCCATCTGGGTGAGCAGGCCGTTTTGAATCAGGAGATCTTCGCTGATGGTTCGGCGAACGACACACTTGTGTTTGGGTACCAGGAGCGGTACGCGGAGTATCGGTACAAGCCGTCTATGGTCACTGCGACTATGCGCAGCGCGGCTTCGGCGCCGTTGGATTCGTGGCATCTGGCGCTGGATTTTGCATCGCTGCCACTGTTGAATGATAGTTTCATTCAGGACGACCCCCCGATAGATCGGGTGATTTCGGTCGTTACGGAGAGGCATTTTATTGCCGATTTTTATTTCTCTTTGAAGTGTGCTCGGCCCATGCCTACGTTCTCGGTGCCGGGCATGATTGACCATTTCTAATGGCTGAGGAGAACGGCGGATTCTTCTCTTTTGGGGGTGAGTCCGCCGGCTCAGGTTTGATTGGTGGCATCATTGATGTCGGTACGAGTTTTGCCGCGTCTTCGAAAGCGTTTAAGCGAGCGCGGCAGATGTACCGGAATAGGTATCAATGGGCCGCGAAGGATTTGGAGAAGGCCGGTCTGAACCGGATTTTGGCATTGACCAAGGGACCCGGTCCGAGTGCGGGGGTGATTTCCCCGGCACGTACGGGTGGTCTTGCGGCTGCGGCGCAAGGGGCTGCGCTGTTGAGAGCGCAGCTACAGCAGATCAAGGCGACGACTGCGAAGACGATCGCGGAAGAGAATTTGCTGCGTGCTCGTGTTCCTGCGGCTGGTGCGAAAGAAGAGGTGATGCAATGGTTCTTCGACCAGGTCCGCGGTTTGATTGGTGATAAGAGTAAGTTCTCGGCTCAGAATTTGTTGAGTCCCGAAGCCAAGAAGGCTTTCGGGGTGAAGCCGAGGAAGGAGATTCCTGCGAATCGGTATATTCGGATTGTCCCGAAGGGGCAAAAGTATAAGGGAGAGAAGTGATGCCCGACGAGCTGGTGAAGGAGGTGCAGAAGATCTCTCGTATGTTGAGCTGGCCGCGGTCTCCGCGGGCGCGTGAGCGCGTGACCCATGCGGAAGGTGGTCCCATGAAGACCAAGCAGTCTCTGCGGGATGGGACCGATATCAACAAGATCATGGATCGTTGGTTAAAGCATGGCACCTCGGTTGCTCATTTGAATCCCCACGCTGCGACGTACGGGGATTTTTCGAGTGGCTTGGACTACTCGGAGGCGTTGAACGCCGTGAAGGCCGCTGAGGCCGATTTTGCCGCGCTGCCCGCCCGTGTGCGGGCGAAGTGCGGGAACGATCCTGCAGAATTCCTGCAGATCGTGTTTGATCCTGAGAGGAGGGACGAGCTTGAAGGACTTGATATTGGTCATTATCGCAAGCGCGAAGGAGATCCTCCTCGCGCTGCAGGACCTGGTGGTCCTACCGACCCTGTGAAGCAGGAGGCGGAGAAGCCGAAGGAAGCTGAGGTGGTTCCCCCTGAGGGGGAAAAGGGGGTGCACAGTTCGTCTACTTGATGTTAACTGTGTTGACTGACACCAGGTTGTCGAGATGGTCTCGGCATTGGATCCTGCCGCGTATCCGGACTTGGTGTCAGTCTTGACATTGGAGGTACGACAATGGCTTATCATAGGAAGAAGATGCGCCGCGGTGCGAGCCGTCGGAATTTTCGGAAGGGGTCGCGAGTCAGGGGTAAGAACCTGCGAGCTCGGCCCATGCGTGGCGGCTGGCGGCTGTAGTTCTTCCGGTGGTGTGCTTTTCGCCGTTGAAGGCGTACCGGGCACACGGGGGCGGCATCGAATTTTCCTCGAGGAAGGGATTCGGTGACCGCCCTTTGGAGCTGGCCTGCGGCCAGTGTCAGGGTTGTCGCTTGCAGCGCTCGCGTGAGTGGGCGTTGCGGTGTGTGCATGAGGCACAGATGCATAATTCCAATTGCTTTGTGACCCTGACGTATGACGAGGCCCACCTGCCTGAGGGTGGGTCTTTGGTCGTTGGAGATTGGCAGAAGTTTGCCAAGCGTTTGCGGAAGGGCGTAGGTCCTTTCCGCTTTTTTCATTGTGGGGAGTATGGCGACGAGAATTCGCGCCCCCACTATCACGCTTGCGTGTTTGGATTGGACTTCGGCCGCGATCGCGTGCCGTTGAAGTCCGTGCGTGGACACACGCTGTTTACTTCGGAGAAGTTGAGCGAGACCTGGGGTCTCGGTTTTGCC